GTGATGCAAGATGATGCAACGTGTCAAAGAACATTGGTCGAGCTTAAAGAGACGCACAAGCGAGGCTATGCTTACAATCTGGAAGTTCGTGGCGCGTGTATTCCGGCGAACATAGGAGGCTAATGTGGACATTCTGAAAGCCGTTGGCCCACTTCTAGGGCAAGTTGCACCGACATTAGCGACTGCTATGGGTGGTCCTTTGGCCGGTCTTGCCGTCAAAACCCTTTCCAACGTCTTGCTAGGCCATGAAGATGGTGATCAGGAGGCTGTAGCTACAGCCCTTCAAAGCGCCACGCCACAGCAGTTAGCTGATGTCAAAAAGATTGACGCGGACTTTAAGGTTCGCATGAAAGAGCTTGAGATTGATCTTGAGCGCATTTCTGCTAACGACCGTGACAGCGCCCGCAAAAGGGAAATGGAAATCAAAGATCACATGCCCAAGATATTGGCTGTCGGTATCACCGTTGGCTTCTTTGGTTGCTTGTTCTGGATGTTTGTCTATGGCGTCCCCAAGAACGGCAACGAGGCTTTGCTGTTGATGCTTGGCGCTTTGCAGACGGCTTTCACAGGCGTGATTGCCTACTATTTTGGGTCTTCATCTGGCTCAAAAGCCAAGACAGACTTGATGGTTAGCAAGGAAAAATAATATGAAAGAGAACTGGGACAGCGCTTTTGCCTTGGTGCTTAAGCATGAAGGCGGCTACGTAAATCACCCAAAAGACCCCGGCGGGATGACAAATCTTGGCGTGACCAAGCGTGCGTGGGAAGAATACGTCGATCATGACGTGACCGAATCCGAAATGCGCGCGCTGACGCCGGAGATTGTCAAACCGTTCTACAAGACAAAATACTGGGACAAGATCAGGGGCGACGAACTGCCATCTGGCGTGGATTACGCAGCTTACGATCTGGCGGTCAATTCTGGCGTTGGGCGCGCAGCCAAATATCTGCAACAGATTGCCGGCGTTCCGGCTGACGGCATCATTGGCCCCAAGTCAATGGAAGCCATTCTATCTTGCAGCCCCGAAGAAACGGTCGAAGTCCTGTGCGACATGCGGTTGGATTTTCTTAAGAAACTTCCAACTTGGGATACGTTCGGCAAAGGCTGGGGGCGCCGCGTCGAGGAAGTCAAAGCTAAAGCGACGGCTATGGCTTAGCCACGTCGTTCAGCAGCTCCTTACGTTCGCGAGCGGCGCGCAGGATCGTATACCGTTGATGCAGGCGCGTTAGAACTGTAACACGGCGACGATCCGCGCGTTCCTCGTTCAAGAGCTTAAGCACTTTCTGCTCGTCCAGCTCGTTCAGCACCTCATTCAAGTTACGCCAGTTCATGCTTTCAATTCCTCTAACGCAATGTTGGATATTGTTTTTTTATCTTGTAACGCGCCCCAGATACGCTCGTCAATAGTTTTGTTACAGATCAATAGATAGCACCATACGGGCATGGTTTGACCGCCGCGATGCAACCGGCCTAGCGTCTGTTCGTACAGCTCCAGCGACCACGGCATTGACAAAAAGATAATTTTGTTGCCGCCATACTGAAGGTTGAGTCCGTGGCCGGCTGATTTGGGGTGGATCAGCAGCATGGAGATTTGGCCTAGGTTCCAGCGGTGGATGGCGCTGGGATCGTCAATCGTTTGCGCTTTGGGAAACCGGCGCTTCAGTTCAGCCAGTTCTTCTTTGTAGTTGTAGACGACCAGCGTCGGCGCCCGTTGGTTTTCCTCCCAAATCTCTTCAAGCATGTCGAACTTGTGCGATCCAAACCAAACGGCTTCTTGCATCGTGTCGAACTTGCCGGGGGTATCGCTGACTTGCGTCTTGGTGTTGTAGACAAACCCCGACGCCATCTGTTGCAGCTTATTCGTCACCGCAGCGGCATTAGCCGCGATGACGGCGTCCGTGCCCAACTCCAGCATAAAGTCGCGTTTCATCTTCTCGTATGGCGACCGGTCAGCCATGTCGCAGCGCATTTCCATAAGGTGCAATGGGGGCAGTTTGTCCGCATAAACGCCGGGTTCCAGCACGAATGTCGCGGGTCGAATAGCGGCCATAACCTTCTCAAGCGAGCCTTTGATCGGCGCCCATTCGCCAAAATCGCGGTTAATGCAGGCAAAATACCGCTGAAGGAACGCGCCTTTAGACCGGCCTAACAAGTCTTGGTCGATGATCTTGCACTGGCCGAATACGTCTTCAAGACCGTTTGACGTAAACGATCCGGTCAAGCCCCAACGGTATTTGAATTTGTCAATCTTTTTCAACAGCGCCTTAAAACGTTTGCCGCTGGGGTTCTTCATTCTAGTCAATTCGTCGAATACGATTCCGTCAAACTGGTCCAGATCGTCTTCCGTCAACGACTGAATGTTGTCATAGTTCGTCACTACAATCGGCGCCCCTGACGCAAACGCCGCCCGCCGCGCTTTTGGCGATCCGGTAGCAATAGCAATTTCAAAATCAGGGGCCCATTTTGGTTGTTCAACAGGCCAAACGTCGGTGCAGACCCGTTTTGGTGCTAACACAAGCCAGCGTTTTGCGTAGCCTTCCGCAACCATTTCAGCCATAGCGGTCAAGGTTATGGCCGTTTTGCCCGCGCCTACTGGCGCTAGGATCATGGCGCGGTCGTTTTCAAAAAGAAAATCTGCGGCTTCGTCCTGATAAGGCCGTAGGGTCAACGTTGTTTCGCCCATTCTTCCACCTGTTCAATTGTCCAGAGACATGCGTATTTTTGGCTGTACCGCGTCATCTCAGCGGCAAAAAATTTCTGGAGCGGCGCCAAGCGCCCGCCCTTGGTTTTCACTTCAACAAACCACGTCTCGCCGCTTGGCAGACATACGATCCGGTCCGCAACGCCGCGCTGCGTAGGTGATTTGAACTTGTACGTTGTGCCGCCAAGCCTAGCGACAACCCACGTCAAATGTTTTTCGACTTCACTTTCCCGCATAAAAGCCTCTTGCATTAATGTAAAAGATTGTCTAGCACTGATCTGTACGACAATCAAGTGAGGTAAAGTTATGGCTCAACATTCCAATGTAGTAGGCGGTTCGACGGCCAAGCGCGTGATCGCGTGCCCCGGTTCTGTGGCTCTGGTGGCGAAGATGCCGCCGCGTCCATCCAGCAAATACGCCGACACCGGCACGCTGTTGCACAATGCTATTAGCGAAATTCTGGAAGGCCGCTTGACGCCAGAGGGCGCCGTGGGGCTACAATACGAAGGCATCACGCTGGACCAGACGCTTTTGCAGACCAAGTTGCTTCCGGCGTTGATGGCGCTGGACGACATCGACCCAGACAAAAAGATGGAATATGCCTGTGAAACCGTGGTCGGATTTGGTGACGTATTACCTGATGTGTTTGGTTCTGCTGATCTTTTGGGGCGTATTGGAGATACTGCGTACGTAATCGACTACAAGTTTGGCGATGGCGTTGCGGTAGATGTCGAAGAAAACCCGCAGCTCATGTTTTATGCCGCTGCGGCCATGCGAACCAAAGAAGTTCAATGGGTGTTTGAAGGCGCGACCAAGATTGAGTGCGTCATTATCCAGCCGCCTTACGTCAAGCGTTGGGAGACGCGTCCGCGTCGTATTGAACTGTTCGAGCATGAATTGATTCGCGCCGTGAAGCGCGCGCAGCAACCTGACGCCGAATTGGCATCCGGCGATCATTGCCGTTGGTGTGCCGCCAAGCCCGTATGCCCGCTGATGACCGGCGCTGTAGCGCGCGCTCTGCGAACTTCAGTTCAAGCATTGGACGTTGACCAAATCAGCGCCGCGCTGGGTAAAGCCGATATGCTGGAGCAGTGGATCACCGACTTGCGCGCGCTTGCGTTTCAGATGATGAACGAAGGTGTTGCGGTGCCCGGCTACAAACTTGTCCCCAAGCGCGCGACACGTCAGTGGGTCAATGAAGAGAAGGCGCTTGACGCGATGAAAGCTTTGGGTGTAAAAGAAAATGAGTTGACCGAAACATCTGTTTTGAGTCCGGCAAAAGCTGAAAAGGTACTGAAGAAGTACAAGATGACGCTGCCGGCTGAACTGATTGTTTCTGTCTCAACAGGTAACACGCTGGCATCCGAGGATGATCCTCGCCCAGCCGTGTTGCAGATCGGCAAACAATTGTCTGCCGCTCTTGGTAAACTCGTCTAAAGGAAACAGTAAAATGAGCAATCTGGTAAACTTTGCAGGCGCAAATCTTCCTACCGTGCAGTCGCTTTCACAGGCGCTTCGTTCCATTGAGGCCGACGTAGGCCCGACGGGAACTGTCATTATCAAGATGGATAAGACCGGTCACTGGGTTTTCGGTGCGGATCAGACCGAAGTCGAAGATGATTCGACTTGGGCGATCAACCCGTTTTCTTTTGTGCACGGTTATATCGCTTGGGGCGATGGCGAAGTGCTTGGTGAAAAGATGGTGCCGGTGTCATCACCGTTGCCGGAAGTCGATCCTGCCCCGCCGCAGGCTAAGCGTGGCTGGGAGACGCAAGTCGGCATGTCGCTGAAGTGCATCACAGGCGAAGACGCTGGTATGGAAGCGCGGTATTCCGTGACTTCAGTCGGTGGCAAGCGTGCGGTCCAGCAGCTTGCGCTCGCTATTGCGGCGCAAGTTGATAAGGATCAGTCGAAGCCTGTTCCGGTTGTGAAACTCAAGAAAGAGCATTACAACCACAAGTCCTATGGACGCATCTACACTCCCGTGTTCGAAGTCATCGAATGGGTGAGCATGGATGGTCCTTCTGAAGCCGCTGACGCCTCTCAGGCGGCATCGGAAGAGGCTCCCGCTGAGTCGCGCCGCCGTCGTCGCGGCGCGTAAAGGGAGCGCGAAAACGGGCGGCGGTTTGTTCCCCTTGCCGTCGCCCGTGAGTAGCTGCAACACAATGACAATTCTTTGGCTTGATTTCGAGACGCGCAGTCAGTGCGATCTCCCGTCGCGCGGCGTCTACAATTACGCGCAGGATCGTTCAACGTCGGTCCTGTGCATGTCTTACGCGTTTGATGACGAAGACGTTGTGACGTGGACGCCTGACCAACCATTTCCGCAGCGCGTCGCGCAGCACACCGGCCAAATCCGCGCGCACAACGCTGCGTTCGAGCGGCTGATGTTCTGGTATGTGCTGTGCCCCGAATATGATCTGCCGGAGCCCAAGCTTGAGCAGTTCTATTGCACGGCGACGCAAGCCCGCGCCAATTGCGCGCCTGGCAGCCTTGAGGATGTAGGCCGCTTTGCTGGCGCGACCATGAAGAAAGACCACCGTGGATCGCAGCTTATTCGCTTGTTGTCGATCCCGCAGGCAGATGGCAGCTTTCGTGATGACCCCGCGCTGATGGCTGAGATGGTCGCCTATTGCGAGCAGGACGTGCGTGCCATGCGCGCTTTCAGCCACGCCATGCGCGATCTGAGCAGCGAAGAGCTGGCCGACTATCACGTTAATGAGCGCATCAATGACCGTGGCGTGCGCGTGGACACCGACTTGTGCCGCGCTGCGGTTGAATACGCGTCGGTTGAACTGGAAGAAATTGAACGCACGGTTGAAGAAGTCACTGAAGGTGAGATCGTTAGCGTGCGTAGCCCCAAGATGCGCCGTTGGGTTGTCGAACGCGTCGGACCGCAAGCCCTTAAACTTATGGAGACGTGGAAAGATGGCGAGAAGAAATACTCGATTGACAAAAACACCCGTGCCAACCTTCTCATCTTCGCAGAAGAAAACCCCGACGAAGTGCCGCCCCATGTCGCTGATGTCATACAATGCGCAGATGACCTTTGGGCGTCGAGCGTTGCCAAGTTTCAGCGGGCAAACGCTCTTGCTGACGAAGATGATCGCCGTGTACGAGGAGCGTTTGTTTTTGCTGGAGGTTCTGCTACGGGACGTGCATCAAGCTATGGGCTGCAAGTCCACAATTTCCCGCGTAAATGCGCGAAGGAACCTGAACTAGTCCGTAACGCTATGGTGCGCGGTCACAAGATCGTGCCGACCTACGGCAAGCGCGTTACGGATGTGTTGAAGTCGATGCTGCGCCCCGCGCTGTTGCCTATGGCTGATAAGCATTTGATCGTAGCCGATTGGGCCGCGATTGAAGCCCGCGTCAATCCGTGGCTGTCAAAGCGCGGCGAAGCGAAACTCCAACTATTCCGCGAAAACCGCGACGTTTACAAGGTGAACGCATCAGCAACATTTCGCGTGCCGGCTGAAGATGTGACCGGCGACCAGCGCCAAGTCGGCAAGGTTCAAGAACTTGCCTGCGGGTTTGCCGGTGGCGTGGGTGCGTTTGCTGCAATGGGGCGCATTTACGGGCTGTCTATGCCGGAAAGCGAAGCGCGGCGCATGGTTAACGGCTGGCGCGTTGCAAACGATTGGGCGGTGCCGTTTTGGCAAGACATCGAGATGGCTTACACACGCGCAATGCGAAATAAAGGTCACGAATTTACCGCCGGTCGCATTACATACTTGTTTGATGGAACGCACCTTTGGTATGCTCTGCCTTCCGGTCGTATCCTCTGCTACCCATTCGCAAAACTTGAAGCCGACGGCGTAACCTACGCCAAAGCGTCATGGAAGCCTGCGGCTGATGCTAAGGAATGGCCGCGCGCGCGGCTTTGGCGGGGGCTGGCGTGTGAAAACGTCACGCAAGCAACAGCTAACGATTTGTTACGCTATTCGCTGCGGATGCTGGACGCTGAAGGATTTCATGCTGTGCTGCACGTTCATGACGAAATTGTTTTAGAGGACGCCGACCCTGACAGGGCGGCTGATGCGCTGCGGCGCGTTATGTGTTCAACGCCGCCTTGGGGCGAAGGTCTGCCGTTGAACATCGAAGTGCATACAATGACACGTTATGGGAAATAAGGGGAACGACCATGAACTTTTTGGAGTATCTTGTTAATTTGGCGCCAAAGGGCGAAACGCTTTTGATCGTTAAGCAAAAGCCGTCGCTTAGCAACGGAGCGCCAGTGCTTCATGCTGACGGAACACCCAAGTATACGTGGCCCGCGCAAATACCCGGACGCAAGCTTAAGGATGGCGAGGCTTGGTATGCTAACACCGGTTCTTTTATTATTGACCGTTTTATAGACGGCAAACCTAGCGCCAGCGCAGCTAATTGCGAATACGTTCTGGCGATGATGCTGGACGACATTGGCACTA